TTTTTTACTCAAAGTACCACCAATCAAACCGGCCACGTAGAAGCAACCTACCCCGTCGTGCAATGATGAAGATAGGTAACGACCAGAAAACAATGGTGGTAAAGATTTTCCACACACACTTTATTAACAAGATTAACAAGAATACATAAAGCGTGCTATAATTACATTATATGGGTAGACCAAAAGGTTCAAAAAACAAAAAAGGAAGATTGGCAGTAAAAAAATACTTGTGTTCTGTTTGTAGGAAAAAGTTTGAAAGACGAACACCAGCAATTTATTGCAGTTGTAAATGTAAAGGAATTGCACAAAGAGAAAAATACAAAGGAACGGGTAATCCCTTTTACGGTAAAAGTTTTAGGCATAGCACAAAAACAAGAGAAAAAATATCAATAGCTGTCAAAAGTAGACCATTAAAAGAAAAGTTAACATACATTGGAATACACGCATGGCTAAGGAGAGAGTTTGGAAAAGCGACCTCTTGTGGTAATAGGAACTGTAAAAATAAAAGTAAAATATTTGAATGGGCATTAAAAAGAAAAAAACAGTACGAACGAAAAAGAGAAAACTTTATAATGTTATGTCGTTCATGCCATAGGGTATATGACAAAAATAGAACTTATACAAATGGAATTGACTCACTAAGAAACAAAAAATCATGACCACTTACCAAGACCCAATCATAACCAAGTACTTTGACCTTATCAAAAGCGTCGTTGGCGATAGCTTTTTTAAGTTTTATTACCAAGGGGACCCAATACGAGTACCGAATAGTAGTTTGCCGGCAATTATAATTTCAAAAGACGAAACGCGAGCGAGTAATGCACTAGACGGTGGGTCGAACGTCGACGATACGCATTTAATGGCGCTCACGCTTACGGTCATTACTGATATACGCAACGATATTAACGACGATAAAGCTATTGCACCGGGCATTTCAACGCTTTATGATATAATGGAAGGTAGGGAAAGCGCGACATTAAAGCTCAAAACAAAGTCACTTTTACATATTTTGAGAAATAACGTTGATGTTGACACCACCCTTGGCTTGCGCACCGACCTTGGAAGTATTACCCGGGTCGACTACGGACTAACCGTTGGCAAGCGAGAGCAAGAAGCATGGGCGGTAGAAGCACAACTTGAGTTTATAGCCCACTTTACACAATTAAGATAAAAAACATTATGAAAGTAACAAGCAATAAAACAATCGACTTTCCGGGTCTAGGTTGGGGAATTGCCCGAGGCGACGAAAAAGAGTTGCCGAAGGACAAGGACGCGGCCGAGGCAATCATGGCTCACCCGGCAATCGTCGAGGTAGGAAAGTCAAAGAGCCAAGACAGACGAGAAGCCGTCCAAAAGGACGCAGAAAAACCCAAGGTCGAAGGTGAAGCAAAAAGCGAAGCCAAAGACAAATAAATTATTAACATTTAACCAATACTAATATGGCAAAAACAGGCGGACGACAAGTACATGTTGGACTAGGGATTGAGGCCACAGCCGGTACACCGGTTGCGGAAACAGTTTTTTTTCCATGGGCTTCGTTGAGTGTGCAAGGGATTGCAGAGAAAGCACTTTTTAACTCGGCTCGGGGCGTACGCAATATGGCGTCCAATTCAATGATAAGGCGCAAGTATGCGCAAGGGTCAATAAGCGTTATCCCTAACGTAATTAACGCGCCGTACTTTTTCGGTATGGCACTTGGAACGGTAGGAACTACCGGACCAGTCGACAGCGCATACGAGCATACTTGCTCGGTGCAAAATAGTAATGCTTCAATGAAGCCGGCAACACTTACGATTGAGGAAGGCGGGGTACAGACAACCCAATACTCAAACGTAGTTTGTAACTCACTCAACCTTGACGTATCGGACAATTACGCGTCAATGAGCATGGAAGTTATAGGCATGTTTCCGGGTACCGATACAGTAACCGAAGCGTACACAGAGGAAACGGAGTTTGCTTACCACCAAATGACAATTAAGTTTGGTACTTCAATTTCCAACGCAAGCGGAAACGGCGCAACACCGGTTAAAGCATTTAGCTTAAATATCAACAATAATGTTTTGCTAGACGAAGCATTTTTGAGCGGGTCAAATGGAATTACGGCCGGCGGATTGATAGCGGGAGCAATGCAAATTACCGGCTCTTACTCTTTGCACTTCGAGAACACAACCGAGCTAGACAAGTACAAAGCTAATACCAAAAACGCGGCAATCGTAAGTTTCATTGGCGGACTTATCGGAGCGGGTGAAGCGGAACAAATCGACATTAACCTTGGTAAGTTGGTACTCACAAGCCCACCGGTTGAGCATAACCTTGACGGGCTATTGATACTCAACCAAGAGTTTGAGCTTGAGTATGGAGCAACCGACACCGACATTACCGTTGTTGTAACAAACGAGGACGCCGGCTCGGACTACTAAATTATTATTAAAAAACTAACGAGAAAAAACTATGAGTGAAAATATACCAAGAGAGGAAAAAGAGCTTACCATTGGGAAGCATAAAGTTATGGTCCACACCTTCGTTACCGGGCGCGAGTTGCGCGGTATCGAAAGTGCAATGATGGATAAGTTAGAAATGAGCCAAAAGGACGGCGCACAACAGATTACCGGGTTTAAGGGTAGTATGTTAAGCGACCGCCAAGACATGCAAATTAAAGCGGTCGTGGTATCAGTTGACGGCAACGCGGAAAATGTAATTGACCTTGTACTTGACTTACCCTCAATCGAGAGTGAGCAAATAATGGATTACGTAAAGGAACTTACAGAACCAAAAAAAGGGGACGCCGCCAACTAAGAGCCATTACCGACTACGCAGACGGTAAGTTGTCCGGCGACATGGTCATTGTCGAGGTTTGCCGGACCTACAAATGGGACCTTAACACCTACCTTGCGCAACCGTCTTGGTTTCTCGACTTAATAATTGAGAAAATGAAAATAGACAGTACCAACGCGAAGGCAGAGGAAAAGAAGGCAAAGAGAGGCAAACAATAAAAAAAATTATGGCATTTTTCGACAGCGACCAATCATTACAAATAGTTATCAAAGCCAAGGACGAGGCAAGCAAAGTTTTTGCGACCCTCGAAAACCGGGTTAAGAGAACAGGCGAAAACATGAAGTCGGCGGGCAAACGAATGACCGCCGGCTTAACGTTGCCGCTTGCCGCACTTGGTACCGCGTCAGTTGTCGCGGCCGGTAACTTTGAAAAGTCGTTGGGGGACCTATCAACATTGGTTGGTGAAGGAACCGAGAGCATGGCAACTTTCGAGAAAGGCCTAAAGGAAATAATGAAAGTGTCCCCTAAGTCGGGGGACGAACTCGGAGCGGCGGCGTATTCTATTGTGTCGGCCGGAATATCAGACGCAGACGAAGCATTAAAAGTTTTGAAAACCTCGTCAGACCTAGCAGTTGCCGGGTTGTCCACAACAGAACAGGCAACCGACCTTTTAACCACAGCGCTTAACGCGTTTGGTAAGGACGCAAGCGAAGCCGACGCCGTGGCCAACATATTGTTTAAGACGGTGAAGGCCGGTAAAACAACGGTGGCCGACATGACACAAGCTTTTGGTAAAATGGCCGGTAACGCTTCGGCGGCCGGGGTATCACTTATCGACGTACAAGCCGCTACGGCCGCACTTACGACCGTAACCGGTAAGACCTCGGAAAGCCAAAACGCATTGGCCCAAGTTTTCCTCGAGCTTACAGTTGCCGGGGGGAAATTGGATAAGGGACTTGCAGAAAATGGATTTTCACTTGAGGAACTAAACGACACAATACAAAATGGCGAGGGCTTGGTGGCCGGATTTCAAAAAGCCAAAAGGGCAATGGGCCTTACCGATACAGAGTTTAAGAACTTGTTTAGCTCGGCCGAAGGTGGCACCGCAGTTTTCCAATTGCTTACGTCAGCAAACCACGCATACGTAGCAACTCAAGAGGACCTATTGGACGGTGCGGACGCAATGAGCGACGCCGTGAAGGCGCAAAACAAACAGTTTCAACAGCAATGGCAACTAATGAAAAACAAGCTTAACGTTGCCATGATTGAGTTAGGCACCGCGATTATGCCGGCGCTTAAAGAAATAATGGAAAAGGTAGCGAACGCGGCGGCAAAAATGGCGGAGTGGTTTGGTAACTTATCGCCTCAAATGCAAAAAGCCGTACTCATTGGTGCGGCAGTTGTGGCGGCCCTCGGTCCCCTTCTATTTATCCTAGGACAAATTGTAATGATTGCACCGGCAGTTGGCGCGGCCTTTACGATTATGACCGGTCCAATCGGTGTAATAATTCTTATCATTGCGGCACTTATCGCAATTGGTGTTTTGCTCGTTAAGAATTGGGACACGATAAAGTGGGCGGCCGGTGTTGCATGGGATTGGATACAAGAAAAAATAAGCGGAGTACTCGACGGATTAAAAGCGGCCTTCGATTTCTTTATGGGATTTCTTAAAGCATGGTGGGACCTACACGTAACAATACTTAAAACAGCATTGGCACTTATTGTTGGGCTTGTACTCGAGTTTATAGATTGGATATTTCCAAATTGGCAAGAGAACTTGCAAGCAATGGGCGAAGCATGGCGGGAAGGTTGGGACGCGTTTAGCGCCAAGGCCTCGGAAATAATGGAAGTCATAAAAGAAGTGGTGGGCGGTGCCTTCGATTGGCTAAGTGGCCATATTGGAAACTTCTTAAACAAAGTAAGGGAGCAATGGGTTATTGTTTGGGCGGCGGTGGCCGAGTTTTTCGTGGGATTATGGCAACCGGTAAAAGAGGCGTTTGCTTCCGTAATTGATTTCATAATAGACAAAATACAAAAAGCAATCGACATGTACGAACGCATGAAGGCGTTATTGTCGAAGCCAATAAAAGCAGTAGGAAGGGCCGGCGCCTCGGTTGGCAACTTCTTTAATAATGCAATTGAAAGGGGAAGGTCAGCGCTAGGGTTTGAGCATGGCGGAACGGTCCCGGGAGCAGTAGGACAAGCGGTACCGATTATGGCGCATGGACAAGAAACAATTATACCGGCCGGCGGAAAGCCCGGGGGTGGGTCGACATTTAATGTTGTAATAAACAATCCGCAGTTTTCAAACGAGGACGACGAAAGGCGCATGCGACGTATGCTCGACGAGTACTTTAGACCGTTGCTTGTTAACCACAAAATAAGCGCTTAACTTATGGCAGTAACTTTAACAATCGGCGGGGCAGACTTTAAGCCACAATATAAAACAAACTCCGCCGTCATAAAAGAAACTTTGCAACATAGGGCCAACACCATGCGGCTTGCTTTTACGAAGTCGTCGGCACAGTCGGCACCCGAGGAAGGAAAGGAAATTATATTTAAGGACGGCGCACGTTTTCTTTTCGGGGGGTTTATTACTCGAGTGGAACCGGTAGAGGTTGGCGAGGGGCAATTATTCATATACAAAGTTGAGGCCACGGACTACTCGTACATTTTATCGAACAAGAACGCGCAAAAAGTTTACTCGGCACAGACGTTGGCCGCTATTGTAACCAACCTTTTAAGTGTATACGTTGACGCCGGGTACGGGCTTACAGAAACAAACGTTGAAACAGGCCCGACAATCGACACAATAAGTTTTAACCACGTTACGTTACGAAAAGCATTTGAGAAATTAGCGAAAATATCGAGCTTCGAGTGGTGGATTGATTACGAGAAGGACATACACTTTAAGGCCAAGACGACGGACACCGCACCGGAACAAATAACCGATAGCTCGGACAACCACGAAAGGTTAAACATTGATACCGACGCCTCACAAGTGCGTAACTCAATTGTTGTACGTGGTGGTAAAGAGGAAACGAGCGCGTACTTTTCGCAGACAATCGAAGCAGACGGCACCGCCCGGGAGTGGATATTGCGAGAAAAACCAACCGAGATTGAGTTTATAAAAGAGGCCACGGTTACGCAAACAATCGGCGAGGACCCAACAGACGAGGAAACGGGCAACGACTACATGTACAACAAAGCGGAAAAGTACGTACGTGTAATTACCGCAGACCCAACACCAACGGCCGGAGTAGCAATTGAGGTATCATACAAATACGAGGTACCGGTTATCGTACTTTTGCAAGAGGCAACCAGTATTGCGGCAATGGCGGCGCTCGAGGGGGGCGACGGGTTGCATGAGTTTACGATTAACGAAAGCTCGATTAAGTCGAAGGCGGAAGCAAGGCAACGCGCACTTAAGGAACTTGTCGAATATGCAAACCCACTCGTTAACGGTCGTTTCACTACACGCACCGGATTACTTACCGGCGGCTCGATATTTACACCGGGTCAAGAGCTTACGGTTAACTCGCCAGTATGGGGCATTTCGACCGATACGAAGTACTTAATACAGGAAGTAGAAATTGCGCTAGTTGAGGACGGCTCGACAATTGAGTATACTTATAGTGTAAGGTTTGGTGGAAGGTTGCTTGACGCAACAGCGTTTCTTGAAAGTTTGGCCAGTCGAGAGGACCCGGTGTTTGCCACCGAGGAAATAGACACGATAAAGGCCATTACCGAGGAAGTAACGATTGCCGAAGTTATTACACGCGACGGCTTGCTAAAAGAGGTTGCCGAAACTGTAACGATAAGCGAGGTAATTTCAGAAAACTTTGACACACCACCATTTCAGTACGGCGCCGGTGGCTCACCGCAAGGAGTATGGAACGCGTCAGAGTGGGGATAAAACAATAATTTTAATACTATGTCAACAGCAACTAAAAACATCAAAAAAACAGTAACCGAGGCAATGGCCATTAAAGGCAAAATGATTGCTTCGATTTACGACAGCACACGCCCGGGCGCGGACCGTATCGAGCAAGCAATTGTCCGACTTATTGACGGGCCACGTTTCCAAGGATATACAGAAAAATATAAAGCACTCGTCGCAGAGCTTCGGGCGCTATGTTTGGTACGTGAGTACGAGGTTACAAATCTTATTACAACCGAGGGCCGCGCAGTTATCGCGGACCGTTTGGCCAACGACACCACATACACCGGTATAATAAATTACGGTGTGCTTGGCTCAAGTGCGACGGCACCGGTTAACGGTGATACGCAAATGACGGCCGAGGTATTTAGAAAAGTTGTTGCGTCAGCAAGTACCACAAACAACATTGCGTTTATTGATTTCTTTTACTCGAAGTCAGACACCAACGGAACGTATGAGGAGTTTGGAACTTTCATTGACGGGACGGGGTCGGCCGACACCGGGCAAATGTGGACGCATGCGCTTACGGGTAGTTGGGTTAAGTCGGCAAGTGAAAGTATGACGGTATCATGTCAATACACAGTTTCTTAAATATATGGCAAAAGAAAAACTAACATTTACGCTTACATTGGATTACGACCCGGACGAACACAACGGCATGCCGGCCCGCAATTTCTTGTACCACTTTCTCACTCGGTTTAATAACACCGAGGTTAAGGTTGCCGAAGTTGGGTACAAGGGTGGAAAGTTTAATACAACGGGAAAAGCAATTGAGGATATACCATTAAAAAAGGTCGATAGCGTAAGCGCAACCGCTTTACCAAAAGCCCCAAAATGGCTTAAGGACCGCACCGAGATTGACCCGGCCACAAATGAAAACGTGGCGCGACGCATGAAGGAAGGTAAAGAGATAATTAGGACATAATTTTAATACTATGGCAATAACAGCAGGAAGCGACATACTAGCGGCAGATTTCATAGACGCGTCAACCGGTGCCTCGGATAGCGGCAAGGGCGTTAAGCTTAATGCGGCGGGTGTTTTGAATAAAAGTATAATTGGAGCATTTGGTGGCGACGGTAGCGACGGCGCACTTTCGGTTTCCTCGGGAACTACAACTATTGACCTTTCAAACGCGGCAATAGTAATTTTGAATTATACAAGTATTTCTATAACCGGTACGGGTGCCGTTGACTTTGAAAACCCACACGCAGACGGAACACTTATTAAAATGCTATCTCAAGGCGACGTTACGCTTACGTCGTCGGCAACGCCAATGCTTAGTGCCGTAGGTATGGGCGCGGCGGTTGGAAATGTAGCAACCGAAGTACTAGACGCTACGGACCACACCGGGGGCGCTTCAACAGCCGGTACGGGAGTTAGTGGTGGTACTCCGGGTAGCGGTGGTACGGGTGGAACAGCCGGCCCCGCATACAACAGCGCGCAATTGAACTTATACACAGCAACAGCAATACAAGTTAACAGACGAGCATTTTATTTGTCTTGTGGCTCGGCCGGCTCGGACGGCTCGGACGGTGGCAACCACTCAACCAGTAAAGGCGCGGGTGGATTAGGTGCGGGCGCACTCTATATCGAGTGTGGCGGTGCTTGGAACTTTACAACTACTTTAGGTATTTCGGTTGCCGGAGTGGCCGGTGTAGCCGGTACAGATTATCCAACCGACAATAACCCCGGCGGCGGCGGTGGCGGCGGCGGTGGCTCGGCCGGTATGTTTTTAGCACTTTACAATACACTAACGGCTAGTAGCGGTACGGTTGATTTTAGCGGCGGCGACGGCGGCGACGGTGGGGACGGTGGCGACACAACCTCATGTCAAGCGGGTACAAGCTCGGGACAACCGGGCGACGGTGGCGGTGGCGGTGGAGCCGGTGGCGGAAGTTATGCGGGTGCCGGTGGTGTGGGCGGTGCCGGTGGCGGTGGCGGTAATAGTGGACCGGCCATTGGTGGCCCGGGTGATACTGGTACTAGCGGTGGTGCCGGTGGAGCGGGCGCGGGTACAACAGGCGGTACAGCCGGAGCGGCGGGTGCCGGTGGGACAGGCGCACCAACTTGTGGAGCTAACCAATACGAAGCCGGCGGCGGTGGCGGCGGCGGTGGTGGCGGCGGTGGTGCCGAGGGCGCGTCAGTAATAACCGCTAATACAATCTTTGCTTAAAATATGAACGCATTTGAAACATTAGCAAATAATCCAAACCCAATAATTGCAATACTGGCAACGGTCGTTATGGTCCTTGCGGGTGTTGTTGTTTACCAATGGCATTACACAATGAAAAATACCGTGCCAAAGTGGATATGGGACGAGTTTATAAGTAAGGTCGACAAACTCATTGAAAGCACAACAGTAATTAAAGAGCGCGTTGGGCGCGACCATAAATAATGCTTATGTCAATAATTGGTGAATTACTAATAGTTGTCGCAATACTCACCGCAACCGGTGTAAGTGCATTTAGTATTATCGGTTTGAGGTATGCGAGCAGACAGCCGGCAAATGGTGAAGTAAAACAATTGCGCGAGTTTGACGAAACCGTGGTACACTTTCATAAAGTAGTCAAGCAATTGCAAAAGGCAGATATGCGGGCCTATCACACTAAGAGAGGGGCCAAATTACTAACGTGAGGGGGTCCCCCGTATCGTTTCAAGGGTGAAATGGTACAATATACCCAACAGAGCATGCAAGCTCTCTAAGGGGCAAATACAGCCGATTAAGGCGTTTAATAACTAAGAGCAAATATATGGCAAAAAAACTTGAGGAAAACGTGTTTACCGGGGCCGCAGAGGACCCACGAACACTTGAGGAAAAAGGGCTTGATTACCAAGCCGAGGAAATAGCGAGCTTTAGCCCGCCGGTTTGGGTAGACAAAGGCCAAAACGATTGGCCACGCTACGAGGTCCGCAATCAAGACGGCTCGTTTTCATGCGTTGCGCAGACATTGGCGCTTATGCTTGGTGTTGAGAACATGCGCGAGGAAGGAAGGTTTGTTGACATTTCGGCGGCCGACATTTACGACAGGCGCAAGAATAAGCCCGGGGGTGGCATGTGGGGCGTTGACGGTTTAAGTATCGCAAGCAAGCATGGCTCGACACTCGAGGCGTTTATGCCTTCGCAGAACATGAACGAGGCAACCATTATGGACATTGACCGGAAAGTATCGGACGAACAAATGGGCCTCATTTTCAAGGGTGGCGGATACGTACAACACCCCTTCGACGTTGAGCGCATAGCGTCATACATGGAAGCGAACCGAAAAGACGGTATCGCAAAACCGGTTATGACGTGGTACAGATTTAATTACAAAGAGTGGACCGGGGAACCAAAAGACCTTGGCTTACCAAAGACCGTACACCACAGCGTTACCGCATTGGACTACGGCATTTATCGGGGACGAAAAGTACTCATAATCCAAGACAGTTGGGGCCACCACTCAACAACATTTGACGGTATACGATTGATTGACCAAGAGTGGATAAATAAGCACATGACATTTTGTGCCTCACTACACGACTTGAGCAATGCTTGGCGCGACGGGACACCAACCCCAACCCCAACACCGACACCAACCCCAACCCCAACACCGACACCAACCCCACAACCTCAACCAGTACCACCAAGTAAGAAACCGAGTTATAATTTTGATAGGCGTATGACGTTTGGCGAAACAAGCCGGGACGTTGTGGCCATGCAAAATATATTTAAGTACGAGGGCCTATTTCCGGGCAACGTACAAAGCACGGGCCGGTACTTGCAAATTACCGCTAAGTCGGTACTAGCATGGCAAAAGAAGCACAAAGTAGCTTCGGACGCCGAGCTTAATTATTTGCGAGGTCGAGTATGTGGCCCAAAGACACTTAAGAAATTAAACGAGCTATATTAAATAAAAAACTATGATTGACCCAATTACGCTTGCCGTCGGCGTTATAACAACGGCATTAGTACAGTTAGCCAAAAGAGCGAAGGGAATACCCCTTAGCGACAAAAACAAAACGGCCATAAGAACAGTTGCCGCCGTATTATCATTTGGGGGTGTGTTTGGCTTCGCACTTGCAAATGGTCAACTTGAAAGCGCGCAATTTACCGAGTACTTGGGAGTAGTCGCCCAAGGGTTGGTATCGTACTTCGTGGCCTACCTAGGATACAAGACAACCGGATTGACTGGCAGTAAAGAAGCAGACACAGGGTATACCGGGTAAAGGTCAATTGCAAAACAGCGACAACGAAGCCCACGCAACCGGCACCACTCGAAAAAAACAAAGTGGTGTCGGTTATCTTTTTGTAAGCGGTCCCCTATCCCCCACCGAGGGGGTACCCAATTTTCACTCCCCCGGACGTTTACCGGACCCACCCGGTAGGGTAGGGGAGTGGTCAAAAGCCCTAGTTATAAGGGTTTTTTGTGTTTTAGGGACTTATCCACAAGTTATGTGCATAACAGCGTTTGACAACAAATAACAACGGATATATACTTTAAGTATTAACAAGTTAAGAGCAAAAGGTTATGAGCAAAAAAGATTTAATACCTTTTGGTGGGCGTAAGCCAGTTTACTTACTACTCACCATTGGGGCCGACTACCCAACCAAGATTGCAGAGTTTACGGAAGGGTGGAAGGACGAGCAAGTGGTGGAAGTCGCAATTGTGCATGGTGGCCAAGCGGTCGAAATGAGCATGCGCGAGTTTATGCAAAAGGTCGGACTAACACCGGAGTTTAGTAACGAAAGGGAAACAAAATAGTATGGAAAATACACTAGAGAAAATCAAAGTTACCACTCCCCTTTCCATGTGTTGCGAAAGTGAAATGCTACCGACCAATCAATGTATTGCATGCGGGGCAGACGGAAGCAAAGAGCCGGAGTGCGAAACGTGCGGGGGCGAGGGTGAGGTATCAACCATGGAACAAGTTTACCCGGGCGAACCTCACATGGCAGACATAGGCACGGCGCCTTGCCCGGATTGTAAGCTAGAGCAATAAAAAGATTTATGGACATTGAACAAAAGTACGTAGTAACAGAGCATGGCGACTTCGCAATTTTCGGCAAAGGAACAAACCACAGCGACATTGCGAAAGTGTTACATGGTAAAGCAGTCGGCGCGGGATTTTGCAACATAAGACAAAAGGCAGATAGCGACGACGTAAACGTACATTGCTACGGATACAGCGTAACGCTTAAGGTGAAGTCGAGGACCGAGGACGAGGAACTTATTAACCGCCGGCTCAACCCGGCATACTAAAAAACTATGAGCAAAAAATCAACAACCATTTCACAAGTTATAAAGCAACTCGAGGGGTGGCAAAAAGAACTTGGCGACGTAGAGGTATTTGTTGCAAACGAAAAGGAAAAGTGTTTTGACGGAGTAGGCAAAATGTTTGCAATTATGGGTGCGAGTAGCGGTATCGGAACAGAACCCGGATATACAGCGCTTGGCGTGTTACGTAACGAGGAAGTATTACAAGTATGAGCAAAGCAATACACATAAAAACGAGTGGGGAAATTATACAAGTCGAACCAAAGAACGGTACCGACTTTCAGTTGGACGAGCTACAAGCTTTTGTTGGCGGGCATATAGAAATGGCCCAAACAAAAGACGGTCGATACCTCATTGCCAACGAGGAAGGGTTACGTAAAAAGCTACCCTTTAATGCATTGGCAACCGACTATTACATATACGGGAACCAATCGGAAATTGTGGGGGACGTACTTATATGCGACCCCGAGCAAGTAAAGTAAAAAATCTATGAGCAAAAAAGAAGTGAAATACCACCCCGGCAAGATAAAGCCAATAATACAAGTGGTTGCCCGGGTGGTCCAAAAGAACCCGGAAGCGGCCGACAATATCGACTATCTAATGGCATGCTTGCGTCAGTCAGTACCGGAAGTAACCGACCGTACCAAATGCCCCAATTGCAATATGAGCATGAAAATAGTTGAGTACACGGCAGACCTTCACGACGCATTACTTATATTGGCCATGGCCCGGAAGGTACGGCAGAACCAAAACGAGAAAGGCATGGAGTTTACCGAAGCAAACAAAGTACACATGCCAAAGCTCGAGGTAAGCAACACAACGATTAAGAGGCAAACCAAATGCGATTATTTGGGCCTTGTGAAGCAACCCGACACATTAAGGAATACTGGTTATTGGGTGCTTACCAATTGGGCTTGGAAAGCGCTTAAAGGTCAATCAATACCAAGAAGTGCCTATTATTGGCAAGGCGAAATGCAAGGACGAAGCGACGATACAACCACCTTGTCGCAAATGTTTAAGACGCATACCGACCTAGTGCAAAGAGCAATTGCACGCAGTAAGTCGGTGCGCTCGGATTACCGGGGCGACATTGGGAACTACAACCCGGCCGACTGGTCCAATTATTACGGCGTCAAGGACGGCGCATTATTCTAAAAAGTAAACACAATCATTATGGAATTAAAACAACACAGTAAGGCGAAGCGAGCGGCATATTTATTGCTTCTCTACATAGTAGTAATTACGGTCGTTGCCGTAACGCTTGGGGTGTCTAACTACAAAAAAGCAAACAGCATTGAGGGCTTAGAGGAACGAGTGAGGCATTGGGAAATATGCACACTCAACACGGTTATTTGTGAGCATGAGGAAGGGTACGGCGACGTGCCGGAAATGATAGAGCCGCTTAAAGAAACAAACGCGAGTTGGTACGACTATGACCTTGACGGTATCCCGTGGAGCAAGGACCACCGCACGGCCGCCTCAAATGAGTATGAGCGCGGAACCATGGTTGAGGTTACAAACCTCGAGAACGGAAAAACGGTTGAGGTACTTATAAACGACTTCGGCCCGGACTTGAGCGTACACCCGGACCGGACGTTGGACTTAAGCAGTTTTGCATTTAAGGAAATTGCAGATTTACAAAGTGGCGTTATAAAGGTCGAATATCGAGAAATAGGACAAGGCGAGTATAGGCCGCAATAAAACTGTATAAGTTGTGGATAACAACGATTGACAACGATTAACAACAAGAGTAAGATACTAATATATGAAGGATAAAGCACAGAGGATTGACCCCGAAAGGTGGTACAACTTAAGCGAAATGGTCGACGAGAAAGTGTTTAGTTGGTGCAAGAACATTGCAACATACCGACGACACATTTTATCGGACCGGAAAAATAGCAACTTGCTAAAGGCGGTTGTTATCGGAACCGGTCGGCAAAAGCAGTACCGCATTAAGGGCGAGAACATTATTAAGTTTGTGGTAAGTGTCGAGGACGGCACCCACCACATTTAAGAGCAATAACAATATGAGCAAAATTAAAACCCTAGAGCAATACACCGGCGCATTGGTAGCAATGGCCGAGTATAGGAAAAAGCACCGCAAAGTATTTGACGAACTCGACAGCTTGAAAATTAGAGCGCAAGACGCCGAGGAAGCATTAAAGACGGACGTAAAAGAGAACCACAAAACGAACATTGCAAACGACAAAATCAAAGTTACGTACTCCCCGGCGTTTAAGAAGTGGTACGACATTGACGTTGTCGAAGGCATGACCACACCGAAAATGCGCAAGGAAATGGAAGCGGTCGGCGCAATCACCCGGGAACTCGACAAAGCAAAGTTTGAGGACCTAGTGGAAAAAGGAATTATCCCGGTTGACGTGAAGCAAACAGCATTTAAGGAAAAAGAGTTGTCGCCACGCGTGAGCATAAAGGAAGTAACCGAGTAATAATATGGCTAAAAAAACTACGAAAAAAACCCCAACTCGTCGTACCAAGAAAACAAACCTTATCGCGGTAACAAGCCCGGTAAAGAAGGAAGCACAATACTTTGTCGCCTCGGAATTAGCAGACGACAAATTGATTGGCCAAGAGTTATTGGGGCAAGCAACAAAGACCCTCATTTACGAGTATGAGGACGAACAAGACCAAACAATCCGGGGGCTATCGTACCAAGGTGTGCGCGAGGCCGTCCGGGTTATTAACCGCGACCGGTCGAGTGGCCACATTATCCAAATATCGGATAAGCCACCAATGATTGAGGACCGAACGGCCAACGGCCAAGAAGGTGTACAAGTAATGGTTTACGCGCAAGATATAGAAAGCGGCGGCGGGTCATGGGGTATTAAGTTTGAGCCGTACCAACGGTCGGTAAACGACGGCAAAGGAAGCACCGAGTACAACCGGTTTGCCCGGGAAACGGCATTGTCGAAAGCACAGCGTAACGCAATGTTTAACTTGCTACCGGCTCACCTTGTCGAAAAGGTAATTGCCGACCTAGCAAAAGAAAGTGCCAACGTTGAGAAAATCACAGCACCGAAAACAGAAACCCGGAAGGTGGCACCAAAGCCAACCGAGGACGACAAAATGTACCGTGCTACAATGGAACGAGTAACACACGTAAAGAGCAACAAGAAGTCGCTACACGACGCATTGGCTAACGTCGAAAAGCTACCGGTGAGCAATAAACAGCGCGCACAAATCAAACGCAAGATTGGCGGCTACCTAAAAAAACTATGAGCAAATTAAAGTTACCACTCCCCTATATTTCGCACTCCCAATTTTGGTTGTTTGAAAACGACCCCATGGAGTACTACCAACAATACTTTGTTTGCCGCATAGACGAACCGACGGACAAAATGATATTGGGTAAGGTATTTCAAGAGGCATGGTCGGACCCAAAGTACCCGTGGCGCGATAAGCTCAAAGAAGCCGGCTTTAATGGCGACAAGGTCCGGGTTATCGAAACGGCATTGGCTCACAAGGAAGCGGTGCGACTTGCCAAAAACAAAACAGAAAAACGGCTTGAGATTGAACACCCGGACGTGGCGGACTATAAGCTACTTTCGATTATGGACGGCCTCGAGCTAGACATACACACTATTACGGAAAATAAAATGGGTAAGTGGTGGACCCAAAAGACAGTCGAGGAAAGCACGCAAATTACTTGGTACATGATGTCTTACTACGTGAAGTACGGAAAAATGCCGAAGCTTCGATTGCAAAGCTACAACGGAAACAACGGCATACCTCGCGTATTTTGGGCCAAGCGAACCAAGGCGGACTTTGACGCGCTAATTACAAGGATTAACAACATGGTTACTCGGATAGAAGCCGGGGACTTTGCAAAGTATTAAGTATGGCTAAAAAGAAAAAGAGCAAAGCGGGGATTGAGTACCCGGAAAACAAAACACTCAAGAGGTTAAAGGGTCGAGCCAACCGGCAGTACAAAGAAATGGTGGGAACAATAAAGGCCATTGAAAAGTTGCACGAAAAGTTTAGCAAGCAATCGGTCAACTATGCCGGCACATTATTAGAAATTGAAGCAGAGGCGCAAATGCCAAACTTCGGCGAACGGTAAATATGAAAAGACAACCACCAAAAAGAGAGCATAACGGAACCGGTCGGGTGTTGCCTTGTAAAAATGAAGGTTGCACAACAACAAGAGCAAAGGGCGCGGCACGATGTAAGGAGCATTGCAAGTTATACAAATAATAGTAAACTTGTGATATAATAAGATTATGAAACTTTGTAGAGCATGCAAAAAGAAAGAAGTTTATAAACCACCCGGGGGCGGATACCATTATTTTTGTCGTGATTGTACAAACAAAAATAGCAAAGAATGGAAAGAAAAAAACCGGCTTAAAATAAACAAATACAACAGGAAATACCAACGAAGGGTTAAAGAGGATATATTGAAAAAGTACGGTGGAAAATGCAAATGTTGTGGTGAAACCCAAGTTGAGTTTTTAAGTATTGACCATGTAAATGGTGGTGGAAATGAACACAGACGAGCAATAAAAAAAGAAGGTGGCGGGACAGCTTCAATGTATAGGTGGCTCAAAAAAAATGGCTATCCGAAAAAAGGATTTCAAGTACTTTGTTACAACTGTAACTTGGCAAAGGGATTTTACGGGAAGTGTCCACACAAATTAAAAGTTAAGAGCAAAAAATAAAATGTCAGTTTTCCAAGATTATGAAAAAAAGCGCGTGGCCCTATTGGCAAAAATGCAGACACTAAAAGAGTTTGAGCAATCGGACGAAATAGTGGGCCTTGTATTTGCAATAAGCCGACAACTCGTACAACAAAACAGCATTAACAATGTCGAGTGGCTACTTAAAAAGGGCATGGAGTTAGCGCAGTACGCCGGCATACTCGACGGAAGGGCAAACATTGCATGGGGCGAACACAAGAGCGCGGAAATTGCTTATAAGTCGGTGCGGGACGCACTCATGCTTGCAAGCAAAAGCGAACACAATAACGTAACGTCCGCGAGGGCGGCCGCCTCAATGTCGACACAGGACGCGGAAGTGGACGCATTGGCGCGCGAGCAAAGGTCGAAAAACTACGCTACCGCCGCCGATATGTGCAACCGTATTGTTATGTTTATTCAAACGACAGTACGTTGGCGCGAGCAAGAAATGATGCAAGCAAAGATTGCCGATAGGGGTAACCAAAACTAATATGGAAAAGTATTACCACAAATGCCAAGAGTGCGGGGAACATGCCTTTGAGTATAAAAAAATGCCAGTAGGCCGGTTTCCAATCATGGCCGACGATATAGTGGGCGAACCCTTCCAACCCGGCGACGAGATAGCTTGCCTCGAATGTCACAGGTTAGTACCGGGCATTGACCTTTCATTTAAGAACATTGTTACAATAAAAACATGAGAAGAATACCAGAAAAAATGAAAAAGGAAATGTTGGACGACCCGGAGTACCACTTTTGCATGAGGCAAGCGTACTTCAACGACCACATTTGCCGGGGACGTCTTACGCTCGAGCATGCCTTTATACATGCCGGCAAACAGATAAACGAGAAGTGGGCCATTATTGCGATATGCGCATGGTCACATGACGTTGACCAATACCAAGACGGCGGTAACCTAGACAAAGAAAAAAACCAGTACGTTGCATTGGTCAGAGCAACGGCCGAGGAATTAGAAAAATATCCGAAAACAAATTGGGGCCAACTGTACGATTATTTAATTGGGAAGTACGGTATCCCCAAGCGCCCTACTAAGTTTGATTTGTTTTAGTTATGGATATGCTACAATTGAATTATAAAAGTTGGCACGTTATACTGGTAGTGGGTAGCAATACCCCGACGAACCCCGGACACGTGCCAACACGACCGGGCTTTGTTGTTAATTAAGAGCAAAATATATGATTGATAGAGAAATAAAAAAAGAAAAAACAGTATACCGACAACTCATTGAGTTTTTTTCAGACACGGCATTAAAGACACGGGGCTTTCGTCCAAAGATTAGCCCCAAGGACGCCAAACAACTTAAAAATATATTGAATACTGAAATATTGAACCAAACGCAACTTGAGCAAATCATGTTGTATTTTCTTGCCGACAGAAGTTACAAAAATCTTGGTCCTTCGATAGCAACAATCATGTCCTCAACCGTTATAAACTCGCTCATTAACAAAATGAGAAATAGAGCGCAGTTTTATAAAGAGCTTGAGGTACACGCCGGGCATTACTTCGGGAACGGTCCGCCGGCGATTGTTAGCGGGCAAATGGTCGATATTGCCTCGAAGTTAGAAGCATTGAAAAAGAAATTAACACTTAACGATTAAAAACATGGCAGAAGAAAAAAAAGAAATAGCAATTGAGAAGTTTGAAACACGCAAGTTTCGATATTCAAACGACGTAACGTTTGAGTTTGACCTTGAAGTATCAAACCCGGAAACGGCACTTGCAGAAATTACCGACTTTATAGAGCTTATGAAGTTGGCGACAACAGACTTGGAAACTCTAAAAGTGGAGTTTGCAAAACAAATTGAAAAGCCGGAAGAAAAAAAGACCGAAGGAACGGGTGAAGGTAAACCGGTTGTTGTTGGGTCGGGAACCGGTAAGTAATTATTAAAAAATAACCAAATAAAAACATGAGTTATATAGCACCAAAATATCCTCGAGTATTGGTATCACCAACTCGACACAAGAAGTTGGCCAAGGAAGCAGAAAAAGAAGGGGTGAGCATTGCGGAATTGGTCGAAAAAAAGTTTAAGGCCACAAAATAAAGCCATGAGTACATTAGAGAAAAAAGCAAAAGCAAAGAAGCGTCGCAAGGATTACAAAAAGAAACGTAACGTTGCGCGCAACAACTCCGGCCAAAATCCTAAACTCAAAGCGGGCGAAGGTGTATTGCCGGCAAGTAAGAAAAACAAATTAAGCAAAAAGACCTTGGCACAACAAAAGAAAGCTAGAGGCAATGCCATTAGAACGGCAACAAATAATTAAAAACTAACTTAATAAAAACATGACAGAAGAAAAAAAAGAAGTAGAAATTGTAACAAATAAAGAGTTACTAACAAATCAGTTAAACGCTTTCAACAAGCAATTGATTGACAACGTATTGGACTACAGACGCCACTTACAAATTATGTCAGTTGACCCAAGTTACCAACGACAAAACAAACAGACCGGGCAGTTTGTAAATATCGACGAATTGGTAGACAGCTACCGCAAAGCCGCATTGAACGCAAGGGAATATGTGACAGTTATTAACGAGCTTTTGAAGGCAGATACAGAAGGAAAATTAGCAGAGTCATGGTCACAATTGGAGAATGTACCTGTTAACATGGGAAAAAAGGAACCAAAAGAGGAAGGGACCGACGAACCAAAAGAAGAAGGTACACCAGCAAAAGCGTAATTACTAACTTAACCGGCATTGTCGGTTGAGCAATGGTCCTTTATAAACAAAAAAGGGTTATCGCTCAACCGTCAATGTGATAGAATAAAAAAATGGATAAAGAAATAAAATGTGTAGAGCGCGAATGTCCCACCACCTTTACTATTACGGAAGGTGAGGAAAAGTTTTACACCGACAAAGGAATGTACCTACCGAAGCGTTGCCAAGAGTGCAGAGATAAACGACGCAACGAACGCGACGCAAGAACCGAAGAAAACTAAGAGCAAAAAAATGAGCATTAAGATAAGAAAAGAGCAAAACAATATAGTCCTATACGTTACGCCAACGGTGTATTTTCACACCGTTAACCAATGGAAAAAAGAAACAGACGAGCCGTTTTCTTTTGACCTCATTAACGCTTATATCGACCGTGACCAATTTTTGGCACGCTTTGATTTAGGCGTTATTTTGTTTGGTATAGGACTATCATTAAAAATTAACTACTTCGATTGAGAAATGGAAAATAAAAAAATGAAATGGCGGAACTTACGGAACAACAAATGCCCGTAATGTAACAAGGATTTTGCGTTTGGTATTGAACAAGTCGGCGACTTACTCAAGCACGATTGCGGGTTTAAGATAAGGGAAGGCCGATACAACGAAATTGTATCAAGTCAAACTAGCGACGCTATCGAAGCGGCAGAAAATGAACACGGAGAAATTAACGATTAAAAATTGTTGAGGGTTAGAGATTGATAGATAAATAAAAAAACACATGAGCATATTAGAGCAAGTACCCTTTCCGGGTGCAGTACGGCAACCGTCAACATTGGCTTTGCTACTACAAGACCGAATTAAATATATGTTTGGAATTACCGTTGAGCCGGTGATTGTTAGACACCCCGGTAGCTTTTATAAGACCCGGGCTTTTCGGTATTGTTGGTCAATGAAAACGCCATGTGGACGCTATGAGATTGCTTGCTACGAAACGGCCGCAGTAATGGCACAACGGCCGGCGTGGCACGTGTTGGACCAAATGAGCTTGCTTGAATATCAGCACGACAGAATTATTGGAAAAGTAATATATTAAAAACATGACACACACAAGAGAGCCGGAATGTAACGATAACGGGGGTTGTAATAACTACCCTTGCGAAGTATGTCACCCGGACGAAAACGATAGATAATAAAATATGAAAAAAATTAAAGTATTAAGTTTGTTTGACGGTATCAGTTGCGCGCAAGTCGCGCTTAAAGAGCTTGGATATAAAACGAATTATTACGCAAGCGAAATTGAAAAGCACCCAATAACAATTACTCAAAAAAACCACCCCGACACAATACAGCTTGGGGACGTAAGTAAATTAAGCGTAGAGTTAGACGGCCGTATTTCTGGTACCGATTACGACCAAAAAATAGACCTTCTTATTGGTGGTTCGCCTTGCCAAGATTTAAGTGTGGCCAAGGTGGACAGAAAAGGGCTCGAGGGGGAAAAGAGCATATTGTTTTACGAGTATTTAAGGATACTTAAAACATTAAAACCAAAATACTTTGTACTTGAAAACGTGGCCAGTATGTCTAATAAAAACAAGGACATTATTACTAAAGCGGTGGGAGTAGAACCAATAATGATTGACGCCGCGCTAGTTTCCGCTCAATCTCGCAAGCGTTTGTTTTGGACCAATATACCCGGAGTTGAGCAACCGACCGACCGGGGTATTGCTCTTAAAGACATTATAGAAAGTGGGTACGTTGCAGAAACGAAAGCAAGGACCGTGACGGCGCTCAACCTCGGTACTCACAGAGAAAGGCAACTGGTTTGGCTCAAGCCAATACAAATTGGAACCGTGGCCAAAGGAATGTCGGGGCGTGTTTACTCGATAGACGGTAAGAGTGTAACGTTGAAAGCCGGGGGTGGTGGAAGTGGAGCAAAGACCGGGTTGTATGATTTCTCAAAGGAAAAGGAAAAACGCGCAGACCTCAAAAAGTACGTCCGGCCATTAACACCGGTGGAGTGTGAACGTTTGCAAAGTTTGCCCGATAACTATACCGAAGGTGTGCCAAAGACACAGAGGGTAAAAGCATTGGGGAATGGGTTTAACGTTGAAGTAGTGAAGCACATATTGAGCTACATGGAAATATGAAAAAAATAAAATTAACACAAGGAAAATACGCAATTGTAGACGACGAGGATTACCCATACCTCAAACGTTTTAGTTGGTGTATACGTAGTGACGTAGAAAAAAATCGCCTCGACAAAGTAGTAACATTCATTGGTTTTTACAAAGAAAAGAGCTTATTTGTGTCAATGGGGAAGTTTCTTGTAGAAAACAAAGACAACGACAAGTTTGTTATTTTGCACAAGAACGGAAACCATTTTGACTTCCGAAAAACCAACCTTTTATTGGGTACATTTAGCGAGAAAAAGATAAGGGACGGCAAGTATAGTTTCAAGGAAAGAGTGCCAACGTCGAAATATAAAGGTGTGTATAAAAAGAAAAAGAGAACTCCGGGACACAAAAAGGTTTGGACCGCGACAGTATCGAAAGAAGGTACTAAATATCATTTAGGGAACTTCAATACAGAAAAAGAAGCGGCAGAGGTATACAACGAAAGAGCAAAAGAGCTTTACGGTGACCTTGCGTATCAAAATAAGATATGAGTATAAAAAACCCGAAGCGCTTTTGGCTATGGCAGAAATTAAGTTATTTCCGGGACAGTAGGTTTGTACCGTCATTCATTGTCACCATGGTTGATTGGATACGTTACGAGGCATTGTACAACGAGGACATGTACCACTAGAGGTTATATTTTTTTACCAAATGGAAAAGTAAAAATCCGAAGTTGAGAAGTGGACACCCAAACCTTAATGTCCTTTAATTTAGCTACATGTTACAATGAACTTACTATGATAACGGCGCGAAAATCAGATAATAGGGGGGGGTCAGATATGCTCGAGCAGAAGGGACCCTACAAGAAAGATATTTACCAACGCTTTGTTGCTTGGTACGTGCTTACTGATAAACAAAAAAAGAACGTTAATATGCGTTTTCAAAAAGATTTTGCGAAACAGTACGGCATATCCGAGGACACGTTATCGTTATGGGCGAACACTCGAGTATTCAAAGACAACACAAACGAAGAACAAATGCGTGTACTAGACGCAAGGAGTCCCAACGCTTGGGCCTCGTTTATGGACCGGTTGGAAACATACGGCTACGCTTACGAAATGGAGTTGTACCTTGCCTATGTTAAAGGTTGGGACCGTAAGCAAGTGATTGAGTTTGCAAACGAGTTGCAACTTTCAAAGGGCGACATTAGAGCATTGGTCGAGAAATTACCAGAAGATAAACAAAATAAGTTTTATGATACCCTCGTTGACCTCATTGACGAAGCCAAAAGAGCCGGCGTCAACACTTAATATTTTAAGTGAAGCGGTGGAAGTAAAACCGCATGACCCCGAACACTTTAGGGATAATTACTCTAGGAGTACAAAAGAGAACCCACACGGGAAACCTCTTAAACTTTTACGTGCAACATACCCGGATATTCTATGGCCGGCAAAGTTTCAATATATATTTGGTGAGATATGGACCGGGCGAGCGGGAAAGAAAATAATTATTACCGGTCCTCGAGGTGGTGGTAAAAGCGTACTCATGGGCGCACTTGGTTTTTGTCTTTGGTTTCTACGTAAAAGGTCAATCGTAGACATGGGCGGGTCACTCGCTCAAGCCAAAATCGTTTACGGTTATTTTTCGGCAATTATTTTTTCCAACGACAACATTTTAAAATACTGTAAGAAGGACCCGTTAATGGAACACACCGAGGACAAGAAAGGCAAATACTTTAAAGCATTGCCGGCGTCACCAAAAGCGGTGCGTGGACCTCACCCGGACGTATTGTTGGCCGACGAAGTTTGCGAAGCCAAGGACGAAATAATGAATGACGCATTGCCAATGGTTACCTCGAGCAAGGAACCGTTAACAATTCTTACTTCAACCTTTCACAAAATCTTTGGGATATTTCAAGAGATATGGGACCAAGCCGACGAGCGAGGGTATACACGTTTCAGTTGGGACATTTTCGACGTAACAGAAAGTTTTAATCCGAACATTTGGGACGACGAGGAATTGAACAGACAGATACCGGACTTGCAAGAGCTTAAAGAGTTGTGCGGAAATAGAACGGGTGACCCCGAGGGTTGGGTACAGATTGAAAACATAATATCGGCATGGCAAGGAAAATCAACAAAGGATTGGTTTTTAGTTGAGTTTATGGGAACGCGACCAAGTGCAAGCGGATTGGTTAACGACCCGGTGGACGTTGAGGCCGCAATGTTTGATAAAAAGCGCACAAAAAAGTATAATTATATTAAAGGTGCGCAAGTGATTGGTGGCCTTGACTGGGGATTTTCAAGCATGACGTCATGGGTTGCCCTTATGAACCATATCGACGCCGTGAAGGTGACGTTAAAAAATAAGAACTATACGCAAGTTGCAAGTGAAGTAATTATTGACGACGTTTGCAAAGACGTAGCGAAGTTTGATATTAGAGTTATTTATGCCGATAGTGCGGGGAAGTTTGAGAACGACGCATTACAAAGAGAGTTAACAAAAAGACGTTTACGTTGCAAGGTTGTTGAGGTAGTATTTAGTAAGGAGAAAGTAGGAATGTTAGGAAACTACCGTGCGCACTTCCAAAGGCGCAAAATGAAAATCCCAACTACCATGCCGATTGCAAAATGGCAACACAAAAGATACCGGTACATTGAAGGGACCAACAAGCCAGTAAAGAAAGACGACCACATACCGGACGCAACAATGTGTGCATTACAGCATTGGCCATTAGGACAAGAACGTGGACATTTTAAAAACCCACCAAATACAGATACGGACGAAAAGGTAGAAAATGACCCACTTATAACGTCGCTACGCACAACAGGTCTTATTGACAAACAACATTAATCGCTTACATGGTATAATTTTTAATAAGAATATGGCTAAAGACCCCAAAGAAAAAAAGACACAATCACCGGCAATAGGAGTTTCCGGTACAAACATTTTTTCGGGAATTATAACCGAAGAATATAACTCGGACCTTTCCGACGTTAAGGGCATAAAAGTTTTCGACAAAATGCGTAAGTCAGACGCAACGGTGAGAGCGGCAATGTCAGCTTGTCAACTTCCTATACGACGTGCCAATTGGTTTGTCAATTCAGCAAGTGAGGACGAAAAGGATATTGAAATACGCGACTTCATAGAGAGGGCGCTTTTTGAGGAAATGTCTATTACTTGGGACGACTTCTTGCGACAAGCTCTTTTGATGTTGCCGTTTGGTGTAATGGTTTTTGAAAAAGTATATGCACTTCGAGAAGTAGACGGAATCCAACGTGTGATATGGGGTAAGTTTGGTCCGCGCATGCCAATTAGTATTACGCATTGGGAAACGGCAACCGGTGAAAAAGGAATACAACAGCAAGCACCGAACGCGGCCGACAATGTTTCAATACCAATTGAGAAGCTACTTATTTTTGTAAACGAAATGGAAGGTGAGAACTGGTGGGGTACTTCTTTGTTACGTGCCGCATACAAGCATTACGATATTAAATATAAAATTGAAAAGATTGACGCGGTAGCACATGAGCGACAAGGGCTTGGTGTACCATTTGTAAAAATGCCAAACGGTTATACCGAGGCAGACGTTACCCGGGCAAAAGCAGTATTGCAAAACCTACGAGCAAGCGAACAAGGATACTTGCTTGAGCCGGACGACATGGACGTTGAGTTTAAAGACATGAAGGGGCTTACTGTACGTGACCCGTCGCGCGCAATTGCATATCACAATAGAGAGATTACACTTTCGGTATTAGCGCAATTTCTTGACCTTGGAAGTGGAAGCACCGGAAGCCGGGCATTGTCCGAGGACCATACAAGTTTATTTTTACAATCACTCGAAGCAATAGCCAACGGTGTTGTCGACGTCATTAACAAGTACGCGATAAAAGAATTGGTGGACCTTAACTTTGAAAACGTAGACGTGTACCCACAACTCGATTACAACGGTATTTCACGTGTTGACGTTGATAAACTTTCAACCTCATACCAACGACTTACACAATCCGGTGGACTTCGACCAATCGACGCAGACGACCAGTACTTGCGTGAGCTTATGGGATTACCCACAAGGACCGAGGACGACACAGAAAAAGACAACGAAAAAAAGGCAGAACAAAAAGAGATTGACGACGTGGCCGACGAGTTGGGAATGTCAGATTTAATACGTAAAAAAAAAGTATCAGAAAAAGACGTTGAGAGCGCAATAAAAACCGCACTTGTCAGCATGGACATGGCCGAGCAAATCGACTTTGTAAGTGACAAGCTCGAGCAAATAAAAGGAATTAAAAAACACCGTGAGTTGTTTTCAATGGCCACCACAGTACTTGCAGAACAACACGGCAGTTTGACATGGCGTTACTTCCAAGAAAACAACGACTTCGAGGGTTGGCGCAAGCTCACTTTTGCAGAAAAAAAAGTTAACTTCAAAAGCATACAGGCAAACATGGACAAGCTCGAAAAAGAGTTGACCACAGAAAGCCGAAAACTATTAAAGGACTCAAAGGACGAATACCTTAAAAAGTTAACACCACTTATTGATAAACGCGACGTTGCCGGAATTAAAAAGTTGGAAACAAAGTTTACGGCCAAGTACACAACATTACTTAACGAAATAATGCGCAAGGCATACAACTTTGCAAAGAATAACGCGGCAAGAGAAATGGGAGTTAAGGCACCGGCCGACAACAAAGACGTGTTGCGCTCAATAAGTATTGGGTCCGACACAATCGCGGCGAAGCATGCACAAGCAATTACCAGTAGTGCCAAAACTGTATTGGCCGACAAGTTGGCAAAAGGTGAAAGCACCGCAAACACTATTGGAGCAATGGACGCCGCAATTGTTAAGGTTGTAGATAAAGTAACCCGGGACACAGCAAACATTGTTATTGCCGGACATATCAACCTTGGACGTAAAACGGTATTTGATAAAAACCAAACAAAGATTTACGCATTACAGAGGTCAGAAATACTAGACTCAAAGACATGTAATTTTTGCTTGAGTATTGACGAAAGGATAGTTGAAAAAACGGACCCACTCGGGAAGGTGGGAGTTTTCCATAGTAGTTGCCGTGGTATATGGGTCGAGATATTACAAGCAGAGGAAAACAAGCCAAAGATTAGTGGTGTACCGGTGAGTATCCGGGACCGAGTAGGCGACGCAACAAACGAATTGTTACAACCAAAAACACCGATTGTTAAAAAGACAAGCCCGGCCGCAAAGAAAATTAAAGATAAAGAAGCCGGCCAGTAGTTGTACACATGCTTGTTGCATTACATAATTTTATAGTATAATAAAAACATGAAACTAAAGGACCAAAAAACAAAACGGTTACCGGTTATATTTCCAATCGAAATGCACATGTTTGCGGAAAGAACCGCAAGCGAAGGCGCACCCGGAGAAATACACGTTTTACCAGTAGGCAAGTGGAACCACCCGGCTTATGGTCCACTCGTAATTGAACGCGAGGATATAGCACAATTTAAACAGAACTTCGATAACGGCTTACGTAAAGGCATACCCATTACAGAGGGCCACGATAACGGAATGGGTGGCGGTGAGTTACCGGCCATTGCTTGGTTTACGGAACTAATTGACAGAGGCGCTAACGGCTTGTTTGCCGTGGTAGAATGGACCGAGAAGGGAAAAACCCTCTTGGCCGAAAAAGCGTTTAAGTTTTTTAGCCCCGAGTTTTACTCGGAGTATGAGGACCCGGAAACCCGGGCAATATACACCAACGTACTTGTAGGTGGCGCGTTAACAAACAAACCATACTTCAAGGAATTAACGGCGGTCGTAATGAGTGAACCTATTATTAACAATCAATTTAATCTTAACGAAAATAACAACATGAACTTACAAGAAATATTAGCCAAGAAAGTTGAGGAACTTTCGGCAGAAGAAAAAGCGTTTGTAGTTGAGCATAAAGACGAACTCAACGACGAACAAAAAACCACTTTTGAAAGCGTGCTAAAAGTTGAGGAAGCACCCGCAGAAACCGACGAGGAAAAAGCAACACGTGAAGCAAAAGAGGTAGGCGACGCTAACGAGGCAAAGGGCCTTAACCGCGACGGGTCAGCAAAAGACGCACCTGTAGAATTGACCGACGCAGAAAAGCAAGCCAACGTTGAAGCCGGCAAGAATGAGGACGGGTCAGAGAAAGCACCCGACGCTCCGGTAGAGGAAAAGAAAGAGGAAGGCGCACCAACAGAGGCGTCAGATTTTAAGACAGACGGTAAAGGTAACGTGATTATGTCAATAGCAGAAGCAAAAGTGCTTTCAACAAAGGCAAACGCGGGTTACGAAGCGTCAGAGGAATTGAGAATGTCTAAAATACAAACACAGTCAAATAAACTTGTCTTTTCAGAGCAGAACTCAGAAGGACGATTTTTACCGGCACAAAGCGAAAAAGTATTTAGCTTTATGAAGGGACTTACAACAGACGTGCAGAGAAAGGAGTTTGCAGATTTAGTAAATGCTATCCCGGCAACCAACTTGTTTAACGAGATTGGTAACGGTGGAAACACAGAAGGTACAGCATTTGCAGAACTTGACGCAAAAGCCAAAAAGGTAATGAGTGAAAATAAAGGTATGGGATACACAGACGCAGTAAAACGAGTTTGTGAAGAAAACCCCGCACTTGCTCACCGTTACGAGTCAGAGAAATAATTTATTAACAAATTAAACTTAAAATACCATGAGTCAATCAATAGCAGATTTTGAGAGAACAGGTACAGCCGGCGAAAGTTTAGCGTCAGCAAAGTATCATATTGTACAGCTTGACGCTTCCGGTAATGTCGAGATTGCCGAAGGGGCAACCGACCTTATAGTTGGTGTACTTCAAAACAAGCCAGCGTCCGGCGAAGCGGCAATTTACCGTTTCCTTGGAACTTCAAAGGTAGTAGCCGGGGGTGTAGTAACTCTTGGTGATTGGGTAACCGCAAAGTCAGACGGACGAGCGCTTACAACAACTACCGACTTAGACGTAATAATCGGTCGAGCATTAGAAACAAGCGCCACAGACGGGGACGTTATCGAGGTACAACTTGGTATCTTCACTCTATCCGTTGCTTAGGCATTATTAACTTAATTTAAAAAACACTATGTTAGTTAGAACAGATGTTGTAGTAGACCCGGTATTGTCAAACGTATCAAAAGCGTACAGTAACGAAATGTATGTTGCAGATATGCTTTTCCCTTCTTTTCCAACAGGAAAGGAAACCGGTAAATACTACGTATACGATAAAGCAAAGTTTAGACGCAACACAACAAAACGTGCGGCGGGTGCCAAAGCTAATGAAGTAGAGTACGGGCTTTCAACAGCTAGCTTTACAACAGAGGACCACGCATTGAAAGAGAAAACACCATGGGAGATTATCAGACAGGCAGATAGCGCACTTAACCCGGAAATGGACGCAACCGAAAACATTACCGAGCAGTTGCAAATCGACAAAGAAATTGCACTTGCAACTTCTATGGCGAGTACAGCTATAATGACCGCAAACACGACTCTTTCCGGTACATCACAATGGAGTGATTACACAAACTCGGACCCACTAGGGGACGTTAAAACGGGACGACAAACAGTACAAAAAGCGATTGGCCGAAAGCCAAACACTCTAGTATTGAGTCAAGAAGTGTTTGACACTTTGATTGAACACCCGGACATTGTAGAAAAAATTAAATACTCTCAACTCGGAGTAGCAACAGAGGAATTACTAGCGCGCCTATTTGGTGTTAGCAAAGTGATTGTTGCGGCGGCAATTTATGAAACCGCAACCGAAGGTGCTACAAGTAGCATGGGGTATATTTGGGGAAAGCACGCATGGCTAATGTATATTGCGCCGGCCGCTCGCCTTCGCTCAATCACACTTGGGTTTACCTTCAAGTATGAGGACAGAAAGGTTAAGAAGTGGGACGACGTGGACGCAGAAGCACGATATGTACGAGCTAATGAAAACTACACACAAAAGTTTGTGGCAGTTGAAGCGGCTTATCTTATCAAAAACGCAGTAGCTTAAAGTTATTAGGATTATGGTGGGCCATTGTGGCCCCCACTCTCGGCCTCGAAGGGACCAAGAGTAAGGGTCACAAACTCGCCGTATTAACTCAAAAAATATTATGTCAAAAGATATAAAGTTTGGACAAAGAGTATCAGCCCCCGACTTCAAAATGAAGCGTGGAGCAGTTACACGACAAGACGGGTTAACCGTATCGAAAGTTGCAACAGCAACATTTGACACGGCCGGTACAGATAGTGCCGGAGTTGCAAACACAACAATAGCCGCGCATGGAACCGGTGTTTATGTACCGGACAATGCTGTTATTACAAGGGCTTGGTATGACGTTGTTACAACGTTTACAAGCGCAACAGATACAGCGACTATTGCCTTGCACGTTGCAAGCGCCGGTGACCTATTGGTTGCAGACGACATTGCAGACACAACAGACCCATTTAACGCGGGACTACACCACGCAATACCGGGCGCTCCGGCTCTTGGTGCAGACGCGGCACACGATACCGCACTTGAGGTTGGCGCCTTGATAGCGGGTACATTCATTAAGTTATCAGCAGAAAAAGAAATTATCGTTACAGTAGCGGTGGCCGCATTGACCGCCGGAAAAATGGTAATATTCGTTGAGTACTTAATTAGTGATTAACAATAATAATAATAAAAAAACATGAGTGATTACAAAGTAAAATCAAATCTAAGACACAACGGTAAGGACTTTAAAAAGGGCGACGTTATCGACCTTGACGAAGCAACAGCCGAAGCGCTATTAAACGACAACATTATTGTTGACGTAAACGCAGAGGACGTAGAGGACGAGGAAATAGAAACACCTCAACCACCAGTTAACGAAGTCAAACGAGAGGGCGACCAAGTGGACGGTGAAGTAAAAGTTGAACCGGGAACAGTTGAAAAACCACAACCGGGTGACAACCAAGACAACGAAAACAACGAACCGGTAAAGTCACAATATAAAGTATTGCAAGGGCTAGAGTATCCACAGGGAACAGTACACGAAGTCGACGCGGTACTTGAACTCACAGACGAGGAAGCTAGCAACTTTGCAGAAGGGTTGATTGCCAAAGTAGACGACAACCTTTAATCTAAAAACCAACAATGAAAACCGCAATTGAAACATTGAGAGCGTCGGCCGCAGTTGCAACAGCAACAACGGAAACAGGCGACGCAATAAAACTACAACGCGCATATACTGAAATGGTAGTTACGCTTGACGTTACGTCGGCGGCAACGGCGGTGACGGACTTGCTCGACGTTTACATTGATACTTCATTTGACGGTGGCACAAGTTGGGTCAACATTGGTTTGTTTACTCAAGTGCTAGGAAATGGTGGTGCAAAGAAATATATAATGTCTTTCAAAGCACTACCATTAGTTGCGTCAAACTCGGTATTGGCAACGGCAGAACAAGCAGAAAGCGCCGCATTGCAAATAGGGTTTGGCGACAATATCAGGTACCGTGGAATTACAACAGAAGTTGACACCATAGCGTTTACCTATTCTGTAACGGCTTTCTTGAAATAATTATTAATTAATACACAATTACTATGGCAACATTTGTATGGCTCCTACAAGGAACATCACCGACAACAATTGACGCAACGGATATTGTGAAGTTTGCCGGCGCGGGGGGTTTCGACTCTAAAATTACCGTAGCCGCATATAACGACACAACGCACGTTAAGGCGTCAGGTGGTGCCGACGACTCGAGTGGTAACACTCCAAATAACGTAAAGTTTATTTCAACCGCCGGTGGTGGTGGGGGTGACTCACAAGCGGATTGGGGCGACGGAACAGAAGATATAGACGCAATGTTGGCGGGAGAGGCGACCTTAAAAATCACCTTTTCCGACGCTTCTTCGGTTATTACTGAAAGCGCTATATTCTATGCTTACGACGGAAGTACCACAACAGCAGTACCGACAGGAGTTACGTTTTATGCGTCAGAAGTTGGCGACACCAACTTTACTAACGCGGAAGGTAGCGCGGCGGCACTTGCAATTGCAGACGACACGACAGCAACGGACCACGATTATTACATTGCAGTTACAGCGTCACCGGAAAGTGTAGGACTTAAAGACGCGTTTACACTTCGTATCGAATTGACGTACTCGTAGAATTATCAAATAACATAAAAAGAGGCCATGAATAGGACTCAACATACTATCTTATGGAGCGTGTCGCTTTCAAACGGCGAAACAATCTATGAGGAAAAAGGTAAATACGAAACAATCCCCGGGGAATTATCACCTTGGCAACGTTTGCTTGTTTACCTTGAAGAAAATAAATTAAAAATAACGTCGCTTTCTCTATACAACAGAGAGGGTCGGCGTTTTGTGTTACCTAGTGCCGGGAACAATCCAAAGTTTCATGCCTTTGCGGTAGCAGAAAAACCGGTTAAATACAAAATGTTTAGAAAGGCCGGTGGTGACGTAATGCAAAGAACAAACACACAACAAGCAGAAGTTATTAACCAAGACCTATACACAGTTGCAGAAGCGGAATACGAAAACGGTACCAAGTTGCAATTGTGGGTCGACAATGAAACGCACAATGCTTGGACACTATTAACATAATTAAATGAGTAAAATAACATGATTAGAAAAACACAATGGAGTCCCGATACTTGCGGTTGTGTCCTCGAGTACGAATGGGACGACGCACTAGACGAAAATAACCGAGTACACACAGCGTCAAAGGTGATAAAGACATGCAAGGCGCACCCGGACGCAGAGGTTGACGAAAAGAAACGTGCAATAAATATAATGGCGAAAGTCATTAAAGAAAACACAGGGAAAAATAAAGTACTTGCAGAAATTGTAAAAACAGACGACGGCGACATTACCGAAACAATACAAGACCCGTCGGGGGATAATGTAAAACAGTTTAAAAGAGGACATGAGCCGGCATGGTCGTTTGACGGAAGCAGAAAGTTGGTTATTGCATTTAAGGAAGGAAAGACACTAAAACCAACATTAAAAACCGCACTAACAAGTGCCTTAACAACAAAGCGCTCTAGTAAAGAAATCGACATTGATGTTGAAATACGCTAGGGCTATTTAATCTATGGCGAAAGTTGGAATACTACAACAAAGTGGTGCGGGTGCATTTGCCGCAAACGGTAACACTTTTCATTATGCCGGTGGTACTGGTTTTAGTGGTTTAGATACAGTAGAGGCAAACCGACAAATAACGTATAGAAGCGCCGGGACCCTATCAAACATACGCACATACGTTAGCGTTAACTCGGCCAACCAAACAGCAACAGTACGTGCGAGGATAAATGGTACAAACGGGAACCAGTCAGTATCTATTAGCGCAACCTCAACAGGTACTTTTGAGGACACGTCAAATACCGACAGTATAAGCGCCGGCGACGAGGTTGCTTTTTCAAATGCGATAGGTAACGGGTCCGGGACTTTTTCTTGGACAGCGCAAATGGCGCAGTTTGACGCGTCGTCGAATACAGTAATGGTATGTGTTGTTTCGGAAGGTGGAGTTAATAGGTCGTCAGCAAGTACGACTTCGTATCTAACGTTTATGGCCGGTCGCTTCTTTGACGGGGCAAACGACCAAATCTTGCGAATTGCCGGGACAGCAAAGAACATGCAGATTAATATTTCGGCAAATGCAAGAAGTACAGCAACCACGCTTGCGTCAAGAAAAAATGGAAGTGACGGCAATGCTTCAATTTCAATAACAAGTAGCACAACAGGTATTTTTGAGGATACGTCAAACACCGACGCATACATTGTGGACGACACGGCCGGATATAGATTTACAACTGGTACAGGCACCGGAACAATTACAGGGGAAACCGTGTCGAGCGAGTATGAAAACACAGTAAATGGAGAGCAACCGTATTTGTATTGTAGAAATACAAGTAGTGATAACTGGTCGTCAGAGTACACGCCAATTGTTGGTGGAAGTGAAAGTACAACAGAAACCGAAAATCAAGCCACTTTTTTTGCGGGTGCATTTGACGAAATGTACGCACAGATTAATGGAAACTCAAGGGACGGTACAAGCACAATTACTTTAAGAGTAAACGGGTCAGACTCGGCATTGGCCGTTTCTATTACGGCAACCTCAACAGGAACTTTTAGCGACACATCAAGTACGGTCAATACATCAGACGAGGACAAGATAAACCACTATATTTTACTTGGTGGCTCAACAGGAAGTATGGGTGTCAATCAAATAGGAATGAACTTTTTACTTTCGGCAACGGTTAATACAAACGACGAGCGGGACTCGGAAGTACACGGAGAAACGACGGCAAGTGACACTCGACCGGCAAACCTTTTTGGTATACCAGTACCAACGTTAATTGCCACACAAAACGGTACCGAAATTGACTTGGTATGGCAGTACCCAACGTAAAAATAAAACATGGCTTATTCATTTCAAAGCGAATACACAGACACAAGTAACCTAACCGAATATACATTTAGCTCGGCGAGTCTTGGAAGTGCCGATAGTGGCCGTCACATAATTGTTGGTATCGTAGCTCGTAAAGCGGGGTCAGCGACAACTATTACGGGGGTAACAATTGGTGGCGTTACAGCAACAATTGTTACTCAATATTCAAACTCCGACGCCAACTCGGATATTGTGGGTATTGCCGTGGCGAACGTGCCAACTGGTACAACCGGGGACGTCGTAGTTACATTTGGAGCCGGTATGGTGCGTGCCGCCATTTCTGTTTACCGGGCGCTTGATAGTGAGTACGATATGTCCGCACCGGTTGACTCCGACACGGACGGCTCCGCAGACCCAACCGTAACAGTTGACATTGAGGACGGGGGTTTTGCTATAGCAATTGCACTTTCAAACTCTAGCTCGTCATGTACTTGGACAGGAGTAACAGAGGAGTTTGACGGCACAATGGAAACTTACGTTACTTACTCGGGTGGTAGTGACGCAACAGCAAGCGACGGAACACTTGCAATCACAGCAAACTTTGCTTCTTCCGGCTCAACACCGGTAATGGCAGTTGTTACATACGGGCCGGCCGCCGGCACTCCGGTAAATGACGAACGTGACGCAGAAACACACGGAGAGGATACGGCAAACGACGAACGCGACGCAGAAGTTTACGGCCAACTAGACCCGGACACTTGGGTAATTGAAAGAAACGACGACGGCGCGGGGTGGGTTGAAATTGAGGCAACAATTGTAATTAATGAAGTATCCGGGGACTTTTTATATACGGACACAGGACCACTTACAAATGGTGTCGAATATTGTTACCGAGTAAAAAACCTTGCAGACGAAAGCAATTACTCAAACAGCGATTGTGTCACTTACTCGTCGGGGACAGCAACAAATGATGAACGCGACGCGGAAATACACGGCCAACTAACAGCGAATGACACTCGCCCGGCCGAACTTCACGGGGAAGCAACCGCAAACGACGAAAGGGACGCAGAATTGCACGGTGAGTCAACGGCCAATGACGAAAGGGACGCGGAAATAACCGGGTCAATTACGGCTACCAATACTAGACCGGCCGAGCTTCATGGTGAAGCAATAACAAATGACACACGACCCGCAGAAACGCACGGTGAAGCAACAGCCAATGCGGAACGCGACGCAGAAATACATGGAATAGATACAACAAATAATGAAAGAAGCGCAGAAATTACCGGGTCAATAACCGTAACAGATACCAGACCCGCAGAGGTCCACGGTATTGCAACAATAGGAAACGCAAGGCCCGCAGAAATTACAGGCTCATTAGACGCAACAAACGAAAGACCGGCCGAACTTCACGGTGAGGATATAACAACAGACGAAAGACCGGCAGAAATTACCGGGGCAATAACTGTTAACGACGAACGCGACGCCGAACTTCATGGTGTTGCAACAGTAACCGACGAGAGGGACGCCGAACTTCACGGTCAATCGTCAGATACGGACGAGCGCGACGCAGAAATTACCGGAGTGCTTGGAGCCAATGACGAACGGGACGCAGAGCTTCACGGTATCGCTATAATCGGAAATGAACGCGACGCCGAAATACATGGCCAGTCAACCGCGAACGATACCCGGCCGGCAGAAATACATGGCCAAGAAACAACAAACGATACTCGACCGGCCGAATTGCATGGTGAAGAAATAACAAATGCAGAACGAGGGGCCGAGGTCACAGGTGTATTAGGAACAAACGACGAGCGCGACGCAGAAATTACCGGTAGCATAACAGCAACTAATGACCGGCCCGCAGAAATTACGGGGTCAAGTATAGCGTCAGACACTAGGCCCGCAGAGATAACCGGACAGACAACGGCCACCGACGAGCGCGCCGCAGAAATGACAGGTGTATTAGGTTCTTCAAGCGAACGTGGCGCCGAAATAAGCGGTCGAAATATAATAAGTGGGAAACCGGGAAGTGTATTATTAAGCAAGCCTCAATTAACGGTTGTTGGTACAGCAAGGAAGGACATAACAACAACCTTGACTTATCGTAAAGATAGAAATGTGGTAAAATCAAAGCAACAGGACAAACATGTTTTGAGGTCAAATAACCAAGAAAAAACAATATTATGAAAACACTAATTGCACCAACAGAGGATTTTATAAAGCTAGAGCGAAGCGTACTTGACGCGGACGCTTCGGCGGGGTCAAGTGTTGCACTTACCCTATTGAGTAATGACGGGTTAGCGGATAATGACTATATCGTTGTTGGCCGGGAAGGGTCCGAAAAAGCAGAACTTCAACAACTCGACGCGGCGGTTGTGGCGGGTACCGCAATTCAAGTTGCGACTCTTAAGTTTGCACACAAGAAAGGCGAGCCAGTTACTTTATATAGATATAATCAACGGAAGTTTTACGGAGCTACAAGCGCAACAGGAACGTACGTAGAGCTTACGTCCGACGGCTCACCAAAAGCAATTCAAGTTGACGACCCACAAGGCACAATCCTTGAGTACACCGGTGTCGAGGGTTACACACATTTTAAGTCAACATATTTTAATGTAGAAACGTCAGACGAAACAAGCACCGACGACGCCGAGGCAGTAGAGGCCGACGAAAGCAAACGGTACACTTCGATTTACCAAATCAGAGTACAAGCCGGACTTACAAACAATCCTTATATTAACGACAGTCGACTTGAGAGAAAAAGAAAACAAGCAGAAAACGAAATTAATAGTTGCATTGCTTCACTATACCCATTGCCATTATCAGAAGTGCCACCACTTCTTAATACCATTTGTGATTTATTGGCCGGTGGTTATATTGACTTTGAGGAGTTTGGACCCGAGGGCGAAGGTAAAAAGTGGTTAGGTGAAGCCCGGGGAATGTTGAAGTCGATTAAAAGCGGAACACAAATACTTATTGGCGAGGACGGAAGCGAGCTTACAAGGAATACAAACGCCGGCAAGTTAGATAGTTTCCCATTGAATGACGGAAGCGACGACGTAGACACGCCGGAACGGTTGTTTACTATTGATAAAGATTACTAACTATGGCATTTCAACTTTCATGGAATATAGAAGGAGAGCAACAACTTTTGCGTAACCTTCGAGGGGTCCGTGAGGGAATGGGAAATTGGAAGGCGGCATTTAGGAAAACAACAGTTGAACTTAAAAAAGTATTGCAAATGACGTTTTCCAAACAAAAGGACGTGCCATTGAGGAAAACTGGCCACCATTGAAACCGCAGTACCTTGC